CTTCGGCCGTCTTTGCTCGTAAGAATTCTGGATTGTATGTGACATTACTAGAATATGTTGCTAACATATCAGGTGGTACAGTACACTTGAGAAGAACTGGAACGTCACCTAATTCTTCAAGCACTTCTCGTATCATACTATCATCACAAATGCCATCTACAGTAGGAGTTGGAACACAAACTATTGCTCCTAATCCAGGAGTACCTAGATACATATCAATTGTATTATCATTATACTTTGGGTCAATACGAATAACTGGTTGCCCGTTCTGTTCTAATGACTTTGCTACTGTTTCACCTACAAAGCCACATCCTACAACTAGTATCATTTCTTCTTACCTTTCAATATATCCCACATCAATTCTTTTTCGTGTTCATCAATAAAATCTTGTTCGTTTGAATATGTTCCACATTTATCTAATGCATTCTCAACATACCAAAGAATTTCATACAAATCTTTCTTACATCCCCAAGTGGTGAAGCCATCCATATACTTATCACTTTCAGCATATGTTATTTTATCAACTTCTTTTTTAACTGTTTCTAACGACCAATCTATTATCATATCCCACCTATTTTCATCACTCATCTATCCATATCCCAAACATATATAGCATTGGTACCACATAGGTGAAACTCATCTACATAATCCCAATCATACACCTTAACATTTTTTGCTATGGGTTCAATCCAATCCTGTTTATAGAAAATTCTCTTTGCATCTTTTGGATAAGTAAATGAAAGATTCTGTACAACATGAAATCGACTATAATTCCATTTATAGTGTTCCACCACCATTTCGATTTTACCTTGTATACACCTTCCATCATGGAATCCACACACCCACATATTCCAATCTTGTTTATCTTCTAAATATCCACTTGTAATAACGTTACTAACTGTAACAAGTTCGGCAAACAAAGGATGAATTGGATACCCAGATGAAATAACTATAATATCATCAAATAAAACTTTCAATCTGGATAATTGATTATGTATCAATTGATATTGAATCTCACTATCAGATTGCAAATGAGGGTAATTATCAGCATCATGTGGCAATATATTTGCCCACGGGTCTACTATCGCTAAGAATCTTTTACTCATTAATGACTTCTATTCCCATCAAATACACAAACAAAATATAATCCTTCTTCACTAGATTCAACTCTATGATGTACACCGTCTTCTATTAACACAACATCACCAGGTCCTACATCTCTAGGAACAGTATCTAAGTACATAATTCCTGTACCTTTGACAAAGTAATAAACTTCTTCTTGTCCAGGATGTTTATGTCCGTTTGTAGTCTGGTGCGGTTTCATCTCCGTTGAACTTACAACTAAGTTATTTAGTGTTGTATTATCTTTGAGTTTGTAAACTTCGTTATCTTTGATAACCTCTCCGCCCACATCAAAAATATTAAGCATTCGTTCCACCCTGTAAAGCATGTTGTCTTACTCGTGTAATATTCTTAACACGAAAACTACGCCATCCATTGGCATCTATGTCCCAAACACTTAAGATGTCTTCATTAACTTTCTTCTTAGTATCTTTCTTGGCTTCTTCTGTAGGATTTGATGGTAGAATTCCTTCCATCAATGTGCAGTTCATCACACGTTTATCACCATTTACTTTTGTAAATGTTACTTCAAGGACTTCTTTTTGTAGTTGAGTTTGTAATTCTGCGTATACAAACTCATCTTCTAGTTCGGTTGCCTCGCTTGGTATTACGTCTTCTATTGTCATTTCTTATCTCCTTGTATTCATCTGTATCTTCTACTAGGTAACTCCACTTTGCCAATTTGGCAAGTTTCACGTTTACTCTTTCTTCAACTTCTTCTTCGTCAATGAGTCCGTATTGCATAAGTAATCCTACCATGCACATAACATCACCGACTTCCTCGGTTAATTGCTGACTACTGTACTCTCTAGTTCTCATGGCTTTCGAACAGGCCTGAATTAACTCACCACATTCTTCCATGGTGATGACCATTAGTTCATCGTCATTATCTTTAATCATACTACTCTAATATCCAGCCATCACGAATAGTGTTATACCAAAACTTACTGTTTGCATAAAGTACAGTTGGCGTAGTTGCCGCTGATATCTTTAATGTATTGTTGTTATTTTCTAATACAATATCAAGAACATTTAATAGTGAGTTATTTTCTGGAAATCTCATACAATATAATTCTTTGTCACATTCAAAATAGTAACGAATATTGTTCTCTCTATTACCAAGAACATTTACTTTTCTTACAAAGTTAAGAACAAGTGACCTCTTCGTTGGCGGTGTAGGAATATCAGTTGTCCACTCAGGTTCATAAGGTGGCAATGAATCATAATCTTGTATAAATCTATCAAATATCAAATCGACATTATATGTTTCTGGCAATCTTACAACAACTCCCAATTCATCAAACTTAAATTGGTTTGGTTTTGTATTGATAAAATTACCTAATTTAATTTCATATTCAGATAATGGTATATCTCCAGTCAATGCTCTATGAGATAACTTTACTTTATAATAATCAATAATCTTTTTTGCACGTTCGATGTCTTGTGGTCTAGGAGTCATTACAATTTCATGGAAATTATAATCAGGTCGAGGCGTTGCATCTGGTTGTGAACCTTGGCATCTTGCAGAATCACGAAGAATATTACACCAATAATTGTACTTAGAACCGCCATGACTAGCAGGCGGATGAGTGTCTGTGTCATCCCAATATAAAATGAGTGCTAGTATATCTTGTTCAATTGTTCTCAATGGGTCTTCTGGTTGATTTGCGCCCGATATTGAGAACATTCCTTTTCTTCGTTGATGCTGTAAAAGACTTCCCAGTGCATCTTTCTTTTCATCATCAGTCATATTTGGGTCATCAAAGATTTCTACCTCGGGTAAGTTATAATAGTTATCAACTATATTAGACATTTTTCTCTCCAGTTACAAATTCACCATCTACTATTTTAGCGACTACATGTTTTTGATTATCTAAATCGCCACCTCGTTTAATATACTTTCTTCCACCGTCAATATTTCCAGAGTCTGTTTCAACTAAATCATGGTGACTTCGGCTGTATACCCATTCATCTTGGTCAGATATCATTCCAAACTGGTATTTTTCAATAGAATCTGCTTTGCATATCATCATTCTATCTTCATCATCTGCATATAATCCGAAATAAAAGTTATTATGCTCAGGATGAGGAGTATCACGATAATAGATATCAAACGGTCTATCACTCTCATCTAAGTCCGATGTACATACATAATGCACTGGTACACCATCTTTTTTCGTATAATGAGCCGTTACTTTCTCTATATTGAACTGTGGTTTGTGTTTTATTTTCATAGTAAGACAATTATACCACAAATCAGTATCAAAAGTCAAGTAATAAGATAAATACATTTAACATATCGTACAAGGAAATATTATGGCACATAATGACAACAAAGACATTCTATCTTGGAAAAGAGTTCTGGAAAATCTACAGAATAAAACTGATGAGGGTGTTAGAGCATATAACGAAGCACAAATTAGTGCGGACGACCAAGACAATATCGAAACTGAACACTACAATGTAGTAGTTTCTTCAAATGACCACGGAATTATTGTTGATGTTTATGACAAACATGACGCACAAAGAGAACCAATCAAATCAGACCAATACTGGGATGAAGATGTTATGGAAGGCCAAGAGAAAACTGATGAAGGTGTAAACGAATACAACGAACTTGGTATACCTCAGGATGAAGAATTAATTAACAAGGTTGCTATGTGGATTTACCACGAAAGTGATTCACCAATAAGTGAAATAGAACATTTACTTAAAAAGTCTGGTGCAGTTGGCGACTACGAAGATGCTGTAGAAGAAAACGTAAAGGAAGAAACAGTCACAGAAGGCACATGGTCAATTCCTGATACTCCAGAGAAAGTCAAAGAACTAAAAGACTTAATGAAACAAGAATTACCTGCCGCTGGAGCCCATGATAAGATTTATCATCTTCTTGGTGACGATGAACTATTCGATGAGTTAGATGCTATGGAAGAAAAAGACCCTAAAGCAGATGTCAGAGGTATGATTGTTCGTAGACTAGACGATTTAGGACTTCTTAAGAAAAAGACTAACGAAGAAAAACAACGTTTAGACCCAGAATGTTGGGATGGCTATAAAAAAGATGGCACTAAATTAAACTCAAAAGGTGTACGTGTAAATAACTGCGTTAAGAAATAAGATGAGAATTGGCGAGATTACAAAATCTGAAACTCTATATGAGTTAGAGAAATGGGCTAAAAGAAATATTCCATTACTCGAAGATGGAAGTATGGATGCTGAAAGACTTAGCCAAACACTTTTACAAAAAGCAGTAAACAAATTCAAAAAACAACCAGAACCAACCGAAGAAAGAACAAAAGACATGGAAGATTACATGTCTAAACTTGAAGATAAACTTGGTAATGATGAAAAAGTAAAAACACCAATAATAAAAAAATTCTTCGGTTTCTTTCGTGCCCATCCAAGAATGATAGGATTAGGAGTTATGATTCTAATGCTATTATCTCCTATGTTGCCTTCAATCGCTGTTGTAGGATTAAGTTTAGAAAAAATACTTTCAATGATATTAGCAGGATTATATGCAATGGATATCGCCTCTCCTGGAGTTAAAACATCAATAGAATTATAATTAATTACTAAAGTTAGAATAAGTAATGTTAAAAATAGAGAGTGTGAGTGAAGACCATCCAGTTTGGGAGTTATCAGGATTTGAAACTTCTGAATTAAATATATCTTTTCCTGAAAAAAGAGAACAAGAACCTATTCTTCAAGTTTCTAAAAAGCGTATACCGGTGAGGTTACCAAAAGAAGAAACCGAATTTGGTAAAAAATGGCAGGAAGGAACTTCACAAATATTAGAATATTTGCGTAGTGAAAAATGTATGAAACAATGTCCAGAAGTCAAAAGAATGTGGCCTAGTGGATTTTGTTTTACTTGGGACGAACCACACAGATATGTTAATATCATAAAAGATTCATCAGGATTTTCTATGGGTCCGCATATTGATAACAGAGAAATAATTGGAGTATTAATTTTAAATCTTCATGATAATCCAAAAGGAACCGGAACAAAATTTTTGAATTATCCATATGAAGTAGGAAATGAAGATATATGGTATGAAAGTCCGACTAAAAAGAACACTGGTGTATTCTTTTTGAATAACTGGAATACATGGCACAAAATTGAAAATAGTACAGATGAAACAAGATATATTGCAATTAATTCATTGCATATAAGTCAACTAATGAGAAATTAATTACTAAAGGTTGAGTAATGACTAAATTCAAATCAATTGAAGAACTACGTTCTGTAGTTAAATCCAGTAAAGATAAACAATCCCTAACAATTGACGAACTAGCAACTTTGCTAGAAAGAAATAAACATAAGTTTATTTTTTATAGTTATTTTGGTGGAATGGGTGGCGAGTTTATTCTAAATTATCTAACAGATAATGTCCCAAGTATCATTGAACAGAAAGATGCCAAACTAATGGAAGATTTCTATATGCTGGGTTGGGATGGTGGAACAAATAAACATTACTTTGCTGATACTATCTTTTGCCACTATTTTTTATATACAGGCATGAAATCTGAATCATTAGGAATAACTGGTGCATCAAACTTCACAGAACTAGCAGAAAAAATACTTACAGGATTAAAGACTGATTGCTATGGATATCCAGAACACGACTTCAATACATTAATCGAACTAGACAAGCACGAAGATATGCGATATCTAGTTAAAGTTCATAATCTTTACGATGAATTAACATTGTTTAAAGATTCAAAAATGATACGTACTAATCCAGGAGAATGGCAAACACATTGTGGCATGCTATGTTTAGCAAAAAATGAAACACTTCATGTGTACTCAAAAGAAGAAAAGATAAAAAGAATCTCAATACTATCACATCTATCAAAAGGAGATGACCCATTCCTAGAAGAAATAAATCATAAAGAAGTGAAAAAAGATGCAACACATAATTCTATAGAAACTGTGAAGAAGTACCTATCTAAAATTATTGAAGACGACAATATTCCATTATATAATAATACAATTTCTATGGCACTACAACCAGATAATTATGGATTAGATATGTCTAGTGTTTCTGCTGAAAAAATCAATACTAAAGAAATGCTTCATAAGTTATATTTCTCTGATTTCATAAACGAAGATACAGACACTACGTTTGATATTCCACCAGATATTCCTTATAATGAACTGAGAGTATCTGAATACGACTTCAATGATATAGGAAACGGAAAGTGGATTGAAAATGAATTTGGTTTAGATGTCAAAAAGTTCAGAGATGCATTTGATGATTGGTATGATAAAAATATAGAATTACTAAATGCTTTTGGATTAACAAACCATCATATCCCTAAGAAATCTTCATATGTTCCTAGAGACAAAAGATACAACGGTCTGGTAACTATGGATAGAACTGCTAGACTTTATCAGAAACTACAGAAGAAGACTTAATCTTAACTAACTCCTCTACTAAATCTGGGTCAAGTTTTGTAAGCCATTTTCTAAATGCTTTTACTTCTTTTGCATTTGCCTTTGGGGCTGGTCTTGCCCACTTGAAATCAAACGCAATAACTTGGTCACCATTGAGTGACATATTAGATAACGCACCATTCAATTTGTTAACTCCCACTTCATGGAAGAACCTATACATCTCTAAAATCTGCTCAGAGAGATTAGAAATAGGAAATTTATCTGGATAATAATCAAGTAGATTAGGTCCATAATATCGTTGAATTATGGTTTTTGATTCTTCATCAATATCGATGAGTTCTGGTAAGAATTTGCTTCTATATAATTCTGGAAAAGTCAACCAGTATACCTCATTTTTGAATAGTATATCTGCTTTACTTGTTCGTTTAGATATGCCTTCACCACAATGGTCGCCATCAAACGTTCTTTTGACTAGTCCATTGTCTTCATCTAGCCAAACAGATACGAATGTTCCTACGCCCTCGTGTGATGTTTTATACTTTGTCCATTTGTTCATGTAATTCTTTCTTAACTTTTCTACGTTCTGCTTTCGCAAGTGTACGTTTAATTAATTTGCCTGTTCCTGTTTTCCAATTGTGAGTGTTATGCCATTTTCTTGAAGTCCAATCTCTGATGTGATTTTTGAAATTTCCCATTCTATAAATCTCCTTTTATTAGAATACTGATAATCTTCGCCTAAACTAGCGGCGTTGATATAAGTAGTTGTTGGTTCACTTATATCAAGTATTCCTTGACTTGAGTGAATATGTCCACAAATATGAAGTTGTGGGTTGATTGCTTTTATTCTTTCAGCAAGTTGTGGGCAGCCTAAATTAAGTTTTGTTTGGTCTGCTCTAATTGGTTTCATAATTTTGTCTAATTTATTATATGCAGGACCATGAGTTATGAGAACATCTGTATCATTTGGTATTTTAGACCAATGTGATTTGGCAACCGCAAGTGAATCTCTTAAATAAGAAAATGCTTTATCCGATTTATTCGTTGGAATCCAAGGAGCACCATAAAACTTAATTCCGTCTATTGTTACATTGGAATCTTGTAAGTATATGAGTGATGGAAACATTTTAAGAATTTTCTTAATAAGAGTTGGCTTTTTCTCAAAAATGTGGTCGTGATTGCCCGCAATAAAGATTTTTGTAGTATATTTCTGTTGACTGAACCATACTAAAAATTCTGTTATTTGACTTGGGTCTGAACTAGACATTATATCTCCTGCGTGAATTAACACATCTCCACCAGGTAGTTCTATTTCCCGATGTCGGGTGTGTGTATCACTTATGCAATGTATTTTCATCTCATATAATCCTCTGAATACTAGAACTATTTATATTGATAATAATTGCGAATGAGGTGGTACTTTTTTCGGAAGTACCGAAACCGTTGAGAATTGAGAATGCTCATTACGAGCATCTCAATTCAATATACCAATTGTTGCGTATATTAGGATTAATCTTTTGAAAATAGTTTCCACAAAATAGCCGCAGAAATTAATCCAACTAGACCAGCAGAGCCAAGTTGCCCAACTATTCCAATTACAGTACCGATAACGTCACCACCTAAGAAAGGTACAGAACCGCCAAATACTATTTGTAGTACGATAGCAAGTCCGATAAGTGAAATACCAGCCTCTGTTGCGCCAGAAACCCAGCGTAAGATTTTATCTAACATATGTTACTCCTGTTATATTAAAAAGTAGTTTTACATCAGTGCGGATGCATATGTCTTATTTCTGAGACATACGATATCAAAGGCAACACTATCGCTTTGAAACGATAGGAAAACCCTCGACTAATTCCTAGTTAAATTATTTTTTCAAGTATAATCTAATCTAGAGAAATCTCTTTATTTAACTTGTCGTTTTCTTCTACAAATGCTAGAAACAAAACATTAGATAACAAGCCTATTGCGAAAAACCCAACCACAATTGTTAATACTATATTTGATGCTACACTTCCTATATCCATAATAACCTCAATTTTTTAACTTTATGTAACCATTTTATCAGAACCAATGATAAATGTCAAGTTTTTCAACGTTTTTTTGCGAACTAATCTATTTATAATGTTGTAAACCCAGTTAACAACTGAGTTTTTAGTCAAAATTATTTCCTGTTGACCAGTAAAAATCTGTAGGTGAAGATTCAGTCCACCAACCTGGAAAAGGGTCAATCCCATCGTCTAAGAATTTATCTAAAAATTCTCTATTTGCTTTTCCCATTGCTCTACTTTTTTCATTCAGCATTTTTACAGGAGTTGATATATCTTTATCATCAACGTGAACAGAAAAATCCTTATCAAATGCAGTAAATGTAAATTTAATAAAATGTCCCATTATTATACTCCAAAATAAAACTTCATTAGGCCTATGCCTATAAGAGTAACTAATACACCATTTAACACGATAAGGGCTCGGTCATGCCAGAGATATCCAACCCAGAACCATCCAATTGTTCCGAAAAAACCAAACCATAAATCAATATGTGGTATAGTTCCTACTGCTCTGGCCGATGTTGCCACTAATATAAGAATAACTGAAATCCACTTGACATACCATGATAAATCACCTTTTGGTGTTATCTTTTTAAAAACTCTAGAGGAATCTAGTGCCTTAATTTTATCATTGAGTTTCTCACGTTTCTCAGTTGTATCGGGTTGTTTTTCAACTTTCTTAGTTCCGTCTAATGGACCTGGTCCCGATGTGTACTTATTACTCATTTATTACCTTTCTTAAGTCATTCATATTTATAAAAATGTTTCAATTAATGTTCTTTGTGCATCCATTTTAATTTGCTTATAATCACATTCAATTGTGTTATCACTATAATCAATGTCTTCACACTTAAAAATGAAACTAAGTTTGTCAAATGGAATTCTTGCTTCAATACCATCTGAAACTGCGACAAGGTGTTCTTTAATATCTTCCCAACTGATTATTGCAATTGCATCTTGTTGACCAATCATATAAAAATCTGCTGGATTATCAACTGTTGTTCCCTTATGGGCACCCAAGTTATTCTTTAATTTTACAGTCACAATTTCTTTTGGCAATTTTTGTACTTTGGTAAACAAACCATCAGACACATATTTGAACTCTAAGTCAAATCCAGTAACTGAATCAACATGGTCACGACCAATTAAGTCTACCCATGCGAGTCTATCGCCTGAATATACTGCCACTGCCTGTTCGATAATATCGCTCTTATCGAATCTATCCTTTCTATCATTCAACTGTGTACCCATTTCTGAAATGAGTGTTGAATAAGCATTACGATTGAAAATACTACGCAATTCTTCTGCATATGTCACGGTATCCACATCCTATCTCCCGCCTAGTGAAAAAATCAAATCATAGAACCATTATAGCAGATTTGTACATATTGTCAAGTTTTTCACGTAAAATAACGCTTTTTTGACTAAATTATTGAAAAATAAGCATATATTTCATCAAATATACTCTATAAATACATATGAGAGAGGAGAAAACTATGAAAGCACTGCATATTCACTTATATAAGTCATTATCATACCGTCTATTGTCGGTGTGTATAACATTTATCATATCATTCATACTTACTGGCAATATGACAGTTGCTGGTTCTATTGCATCTATTGACGCCCTAATAAAGTTTGTCGTGTACTTTTTACATGAGAGAGCATGGGGTAAAGTTTTTAGACGTATAAAGAAAAAGAAGAGAGATGCCAGAAAATTAATTCAGCACCGTGAGAAAATTGAAAAAAGAATTAAGGGTATGAATAAAGTATACAAAAGTTAATTATAGATAAATACAGTTAATCAATCAACAAAGAAATATAGATATGAAATTAACTGAATTATTACAAGAATCAACAATCGTTGAAGAAATCACTTTAGAAGATAACCAAGACTTCCATGAAGAGTTTGGATATCTTGCATATAGCGAAGATGAAAATGATTTATTTGAAGCGGAATACCAAGGTCGTAAAGTTAAACTAAACAAACCAATGCGTGGTGATGTTAAGAAGTTTAAAGTATACGTCAACAATGATAAAGGTAACGTTATCAAAGTAAATTTTGGACACGGCGGAACAAGTGCTAAATCAAAAGGTGAAAAGACTATGAAAATTCGTAAGTCTAACCCTAAAGCACGTGCTAGTTTTCGTGCAAGACATAACTGCAAAAATCCTGGTCCTAAAACAAAAGCACGTTACTGGTCTTGTAAGGCTTGGTAACATGTTAATCAACGAAATCATAACACCAGATGACTTTAAGTTTGATATGAGTGGTATCGCTAAAGATATCAATGGCACTCAATCTTTCAGAGAAATCATCACAGTTGTAGAAAAACATTTTCCTATGGCTGAAGTGAATGTGATAAGAGTTCCTGACTTAAAAGAGGGCGAACTAACAATTGGTGCCCACTATGACCCAGAAAAAGATGAAGAATCAGATGGGCATGAACCATCAGTATTCATTAGAATAGTGTTCAGTGAAGATGGACCAGAAAGTTTTACTTGGTCAAAGAACAGTAAAAAGTATTTCTTAAACAGATTAAAAGATACTTTGAAACATGAACTTCTTCATATGAAACAACACCGAGATAGGGATTATCATCCTGGTGCTGATGGATATGTAAATGATAAAGGTTCAGAATTAGAATATATGAGCCGTCCAGATGAAATCGAAGCCTATGCTATGAACATCGGAGATGAATTTATACGTAAAGTAGGAAAAGATGGTGCAGTAGACTTACTAAGAATGGCTAAGAAAACAGCACAATTCAAAACTAAAGTAGGACAATTCTTAAGTCCTGACTTACTGGCTTACTTTGCTCTTTTCAATTGGGACACAAATCATCCTGTAATCAAACGATTACTCAAAAAAATCTATCAACACATCCAAGAACAATAAAAAAGCCACCCGAAGGTGGCTTAATCTATCTACTTACTTTCAACAAAAGAATATAACTTCTCTGCTTCTCGTAGGATAGTATCCGCTGTAGGATAATCTGGACTATCTTCAGTAGATAATATAGCACCCGTTTCTGGATGTCTATCTGTTGAATCTAGCCATTTTTGATGTTTGTTGTGAAACTTGTCCATAACAAAACCTTGCGCCATGCTAAGGATTTCTGTGCGTATCTCATACGCATTCTTATTTGAAACCATATATTTCTCCTGTGTGTATGTTTCTGTGTATTGTAGCACTATTGCTACTCTTATATACTAACACATTGGAGACCCAATGTCAAGTGGCAGAGGTGCAGGGAGTCGAACCCCGGCTTATGGTTTTGGAGACCATCGTGCTTCCGTAACACTTCACCTCTATTGGAGTTGGCGATAGGAATCAAACCTATATAAACGGATTTGCAGTCCGTCGCATAATCATTCTGCCACGCCAACGTGGTGGCAACAACTGGACTTGAACCAGTGACACAAGGATTTTCAGTCCTTTGTTCTACCAACTGAACTATGTTGCCCATAAAAAAAGCCCTCATAAAGAGGGCTTAAAGTTATTATTCTAGTTTCTTATTATAATTACATTAAACTCCCTTTACACAAGACGTGCGAAAAACACCAATTAAAGAAATTGGTAGTTGTGTGAGAATTTATATTTTTATTTTTCATAATATGTATTATACATGGTTTATATCTTTTTGTCAAATAACTGGTGGAGGGGGTGGGATTTGAACCCACGGTACCGATGAAGGTACGCCGGTTTTCAAGACCGGTACATTAAGCCGCTCTGTCACCCCTCCAAATTGGCTCCCAAGGCTGGACTCGAACCAGCGACATACGGATTAACAGTCCGGTGTTCTACCAACTGAACTACTTAGGATTTGGAGCGGCTAACGAGATTCGAACTCGTACATTCTCGTTGGCAACGAGAGAGGCTACCCTTACATCATAGCCGCGGTTTAAATATGGTGCTGAGAGTAAGACTCGAACTTACAACCTTCTGATTACAAATCAGATGCACTACCAATTGTGCTATCCCAGCCTGTTTTTATTTTGTAGTAACCTCTTGTTCTTGTTCAAATTCTTGTACACTTGAATATGTTCTCAATTGTAATCCATAATTATTTATACCTTCTGGCAATACTACATCATCTTTTAACTTTAACATATTCTTTTTGAATGGTAAATAGTCTACATAATGATGCCATCTTCCATATTTCCAAACTACTTTCGCAACATCTGGATGCATATCTGCTAACATCTGTGACTTGTTTATAGTACCATCAGTATTATAACCTGTCTTTTTAAACTCTTCATTTTCCGTAAATTCAGCATGATAAAATTCTTCAGTATTACCACCTTTAACTGTTTGAGTCGCGGCTTTGCCTTGTAAGAAAGCATTGAACTGTACCGTACAATCGCCATCTTTAAGAACTCTTAGACAGATATCAGTATCTTCATTGTATCTGCCTCTCCATCTATACTTACAATCATTTTCGATTAGAAGTGTAGAATAAATTCTTGTGTTCTTTACATAAGGTGGATATGATTGGTCTGCCGCACAAAAGAAACGATACTGTGGACCTGCAATCTTAATGTTTTCATATCTATCACAGAAGTCTTCCATAACCTTAAACATCACACCAGACTCAACACGAATACGTTGATTATTGTGAAGTCTATAAAAGTCTGCAATATTATCATCACATACCCAGTGACGTTTTGCACCTAGAACTTCCATCGAGTGGTCCCAACACCAGTTTCTTGCTCTACCAGGACCATCACCGTGGTTACTGAATGGCAATACTAATAATGTAACATAGGGTCTAATATTGAATTCGTCTAATGCTTTATCGTAATTATCATAGTCTTGTGGCTCTACTGCGATATAATGATTAATTCGCATACGTGATAAAGACCTTGACGTGAACATAGATTCATGTCTTGTTTTAGAAATTATATAAACTGGATATTTTGGTGCTGTTCTCATTTACACCTCTTCATTGTCTTCGTCATACGTTGATGGTATGTCGTCTTCGTCTCCGTCGTCATCTTCTATCCAACGTAGTAACGCATTTTTGGTAATCTCTAATTTCGGATACCAAGCACTTTTTGTTTTTTTAGATAAATTATTTCCAGTCAATTTTGAAAATTCGTTAAAGTCTTCTTCGTTTCGAAAATGCATTTTGATTGTTTTCCATGGACCATTGTCTTCTTGTTTGAACTCTGGCATTCCTTTCCAGTGTTGTGTCCAATGGTCTGGGTCTATCTCAACTTCTTCTACTTCAAATAAACTTTGAAAAGCATCAGGATTTTCTTCTGCTTGTTTTTTGTTCTGCTCATTGAGTTCCATTAGGTTCTCATATTCAGCAGATTCTTCAACTTGTGATTTTGGAGTCTCTGGTGTTTCAGTCATGTTATACCTATTGTATTGTTATTTACAACTATTATACCATAATTAACTACTAAATGTCAACCGTTATTTCACCAGATTCTATTAAAATTTCTCTATTTTTTAGATGTGCCGCTTCAACATCTGCTTTCGCTTGACCTTCATAAGGAACTGCATGATGAGTTTCTACCATAACTTCTGTGTATAATCTGCCATCTGTCATTACAAAATCGCCCATAGTTCTACCATATTTTCCTGCTTTATCTCTGCGAGTTCTAATTATACAGTTTGAACCTTCTGGAATCAATGTATGTGCTTTGGCAGTGGCTGCCAATCCAAATATCTTTTCAACTTTATCTCTTGTTCTCTTTTCAGGTGTATCAATACCTGCTACACGAACTCTTTCTTTATATAACCAAATACCAAATCCTAAATCAATATTAACATCTACTGTGTCTCCATCAACTATACGTTGTATTGTACATTTGTACAAAAATGGGTCTTGAATGTGTTGTTGTTCTGCCATTACTTCTCCTTGTTTATATCCATTGTTTTTTCTTTATAAATTTCTCTAATAATCTTGCAACGTATTCGTGTCCACGTTGATTAAAATGTCCTGGGTCTCCCAAGTATGCGCCTGGATATTCAAAACTCATGCTATTAGTGATATGTATCTCTCCATTTTTATTAAAAAGATGAATATTATTGCCGCTGTAGTTACCCATTTGACCGCCGCCGTCACCGTCAGGAACAAAATAAGCAACTTTTATATTTCTACTCATCATAAGATTATGAAACAGAAAGTGATTATATTCAAATTTTTCTTCATCAAATTCCGATGATGTGAAAAAATCTTGTTTAAGTTTAAAAAACTTTTGTTCTTCATCATAGGTCTTGTGCCATGTGTGGGCGTCTAACTTCCATCTTATTATATCGCCATTATATTTCTGTTCTCTTATTTCAATTTTTTTATGTTCGTCAAATCGATAGTTTTCATTTGCTATATTGGCACTCCAAAACTCTTGTCTGTTCACATTTGTGTACTGAATTAATACAATATCATCTTTATCTATTTCATTGTTCATTACCATTTTAGTAATGACTCTCCAAATTCTGTAATTACTTCCACAACCTGCGCCATGATGAATATAATCAGCACCAATTTTTTCTGCTAATATTTCACCGTATACTCTTTCAACATCAGCACCAGTATAATCACTTACACTGCATCCGCCAACTATTACTTTCATTTTTTCTTACCAAATTCACCTAGCATCCCCTCATGTTTGATATGTTGTAATCTATCTTTCCATAACACTTCTTCACCAGATTTACTACTTGAACACATTTTCATATTATCAATATAGTTAGTCATGTAGTGGTCTGGTAGTTCTTTTCCAATTTCATAGAAAGAGAAACTTTCTCTTGCCGCGAATAACCAGAAACTATTGACTCCAAAGTTCAAACTATCTGGTTCTTGAAGATGACAGAATTTGCCATCATCTAGTAATTTAATTAATTTTCCACTATGAGCGTATCTATGTCTGTGTGTTCCTGTAGGTGGTACTAGAGCAACAACATCAGTTTCATTTACAACACGAGTATGTTTTATCTTATCACGCATTGTTCTAATACCATGTGAGTCAGTAACTTTGGGTTGACCAAATGTCACACATTCTCCAATATTAAAGTTCGCATGGTCCAGATACCAAGTAACTATTACTGCTACTGCGCCACCAAGACTGTGTCCTGTAACACATACTTTGTAGTCTTCTTCTAACCTAGATAGCAAATCATCAGCAATTATTTCTGCTGTTCTATGAAATCCTGTATGAAGATTGATACCTAATCTCTTACTCTTATCTTTAAAGAAATTAATATCTTGCATTGCATTATGGGAGTTTGCTGTGCCACGAATCGATACATAATGTGATTTTGTAGAATCGTCAGTCAATACAATATATCGAATTTCATTTATCTCGTTGACATAGATTTTAAAATCTTTTTCGTAAGTCGATTGGATTTTCTCTCTGCTTTTATAAACGTTAGCCGCTAAATCGGCATACCAGCGTAAATCTGCCCATCGAATCTTTTCGTCTGATTTTGTTTGTTTGAATTTTGCTTCTAGATTGTATTTCTTAATTAACCGTCTGCGTACTACGATTGCTAATTTAGATAAAATCCAGCCTTTAAGTAACCACCTAAGTGTAAAACCTATAATGAATGACATTTTGTATTCCTTACGTATATTATATTATATACGTATTTATACAAAATTAGTATTTCATAGGTTCATCGATTGGCATTTCACTAGGAAAATCTGAGTTTACTAAGTTATAAAGAGTTGCTACACCAAATCCAACTGCACCAACTGGAACTGTATCTTTCTCTGAACGATTCCATGCCATACCAGCAATATCTAAGTGTGCCCAAGGTGTCTTTTGGTCAACAAATCTGTATAGAAATTCAGCGGCTGTTGTCGAACCACCGTATGGACCACCAATATTCTGCATATCAGCAATCTTACTATCAGTCATCTTATTCCAATTTTGTCCCATTGGCATACGATAAAAACCTTCACCACCTTCTTTACCAGCATCCGTTATAACATCTGCCCACATAGTAGAGTTCGTAAATAGTCCTGCCATCTCGTGTCCTAGAGTTTGGACAATAGCACCTGTTAGTGTTGCCAAATCAACTATACATCTTGGACTATACTCATTCTGTACATAAGTTAATATATCTGCTAAAACCAAGCGGCCTTCTGCGTCTGTGTTAAGGTTTTCAACAGTTAATCCACTAAGTGAAGTAACTACATCACCTGGTTTAATTGCTGTGCCATCTGGCATATTCTCTACTAAACCTACAATGCCCACAACATTCTTTTTTAATTTGTGTTTTGCTATGGCATGCATTGCCCCAACTACTGCGGCACTACCACCCATATCATATTTCATATCGCCCATATTACGACCTGGTTTCAAACTAATACCACCAGTGTCAAATGTAACACCCTTACCTACTAAGGCGATAGGAGAATCACCATTTTTGCCATTCATATGTTCCATAACAACAACATAACTATCTCTTGCTGAACCTTGTCCAACACTCAATAGTAGACTTAAGCCCATTTCTTTTAGTTGTGCTTGATGATAAACTTTTACATTAACTCCTAAAGGCGACAATGTGTCATTAATTCTTTTGGCATATTCTGCCGGATATAAAACATTTCCAGGCTCTGATACTAAATCACGTGAAAAATATACACTCTCATGTAGAGTTTTTATTGTATCTATATCATCAACGTGAATTGTTGCGTAACTTGGATTATCTTTAGTTTTGTATTTAGAGAATGAATACTTCGACAACATAGCACCATCGTACACTTCTTTTGGCATTTCATCATCAAAATATACGTGTTCTACTTGTTCTTTGTATCTGTTATAATATTTACCACCAACATTTCTCCAATCGTTATCAGTGTCTTTGTCAGTTTTGATTACACAGATTGCTCGTGTATTGACTTTAGATGGATATGTCATCTCAGTTTCTAAATTATCTTTACTATCAATACCATTTGCTTGACACATAGTATCTAGTTGACCATTTAGTTTTTTATCCAAAGTTTTATATTCTGAAGAACCATAAAGGATAATTATTGCCGATTTTGATTCGTATGATTTGTTCATTCTATCTCTCCCTCATCTTTCCATATTATATGCTTATGTACTCTTCGATATTCATCTTTATATTCTGGATGAAATCCATAATACTCTGAACCTCTATGTCCTTTATGTGCTAATCTTACACTTCCAGGAAAACCTTCTACGTCTCCCTTGTGCCTTGGTATAAAGTGAACATGTGGCCACATCACAGATTGTCCTGCTGGCTCTCCCATATTCATACCAAAATGATATCCGTCAATCTGTCCTGTTTTTACCAAATTATCTCCATAAGCAATTGTTTCGCCTAGTGTTTTTGTTATGCATTCTGTTGTATTTAGTTTAGGAACGAATAATAAATGCCCTGGACACGCTGGCCACAAGTCAGGATATACTTTATAATGTTCTTCATCAATTATAACTTCTTGGTTATTTAACTCAAATGGAGTATCTTTAAACTCGCTAATCATTATTTCCACTCTTCCAAAATAGGAAGAATTTTACTTACTGTCTGTGCGGCTTTTGTACTCGCATCGTCAATAAACTCTTCAAATTGTAAGTGTGATTCTGCACCAGACAAATCACTTAACACTCTTACAATAACAAACGGGACATGCCACGCACAACATACTTGTGCTATAGCGGCGCCTTCCATTTCAATTGCATCTGCACCAAACTGTCCACGAAACATTTTTCTTGTACTTTCACAAGCCAAATATGTATCGCCTGTAAGAATACGACCAAACTTTGGTTCTAGTCCTATGACATTTACTAACGCATTTTTCAATCTACCTGGCATGACATATGCAACACCTTCGTCAGTGTCGTCTAGTGCTGGAAAACTTCCAGGAATAGAACTAATTAATTGTCCATTAACAATTGCACCATAATCATGTTGAATGAGTTCGTCAGCAATAATAATATCACCTTGTTGTAACTCTGGATTTAAGCCTCCTGCGACTCCACTAAATGCAATACTATCACATCCGAAATGTCCTAATAATAAACCTGTAGTCAATGCGGCGTTTACTTTACCTATTCCACATTCTGCGGCAATGACATCAATGCCATTCATCTTGCCAAACTTAAAAATTTTATTTACGATTATTTCTGTTCTTGGTTCGCTATCCCATTCTAATTTCGTGTATTCTTCTGGTATTGCTGAAATTACTCCTACTGCCATTTATGTTCCTTCTTTCGACTTAATTAGTTATTATCGCACAATCTATGCAATTAGTCAAGTGTTCTCGTGTATATTTAGTCTAAATTATATCTTAATTTTGGGTTGTCAATTAAGTCTTGTGTCTGTTTAGTAACGATGCCTGTCACTGCTAACATAGGTCGTTTATGTAGACTACAATTTGCTGTACCGTGGGGCATGTCTTTCCATTCCCACGTAATGATATCTCCAGCAGTCCAACGTTCACATATTTGATTACCGAAGATTAAAATCTGTCCTGGTTCCCAATCTTCTAATGCAACTAAGAAGCGTCTTGCTTCACCGCCGTTTGTTTCTTTTTCGTAATGTTTATCCATATGCATAGATACGACTTCACCAGTTACTTGAATATGTAGTTTGTGTCTACTACTTTCCATTCCTATAGTGTCAATCATCTGTTGCATTACAGGTCCAATTGTGTATGAACCTTGATACATTGATACCGCTGGGTCACCGCCAGCATCAATAATATCTTTTAATTCGTTTTGTGCAAGATTGCCTCTTGGGTCAGTCTTGCCGTGTTTGTGCCACCTGTTATTCCAGGTGACACTAGCCATAGTTTTGTATGCTTCTTCAAGTTCATCTTTCCAATCGCCTACAAATCTTCCGCATTTTTGATAAGATTCTGTATCTTTTATTGATTTATCGAAATGATAGTTTGATAGTTCTTTACCTAATTCCCAATTACTTTTCACAATCCTGTGTCCTTTATAAAATATATCCAAATCAACATAGGTATTATGATAGCAAATTGAGGAAGAAAATTAAGAATTATTGCTTTCTCATTCCACTTAAGACCAACGTATATCCAGCCACTTGCGGCAATCATTTGTAAAATACTATTCCAAGGCGTTATACCGGCAACATGTAAAACCATTGCTATCAGTATAAGTATCGCACTTGCGTATTTAATGATTACAACTGATGTATCTTGTTTCTTACTGTACATCTGTTTCATCGTGTGGTAAACTATTATCGTTCAATAGTCCATCCCTCTTTCGCTTGTCTAACCAACTATGTTCAACATTATGAACATATTTAGCATTCGGGTCTTTGTTAAGAATATAGTGAAGTCTTTCATCACTCGCATCTACAGGAATATCAAGCAAGGCATCTAGTGACTTCAGGTACTGATGCCTAAACAAGTATAAAAGTTCTACACTTAAAAACACGTGAGGATGTGCTGTTAAGTCTTCTACTTTGTTGAGAAAGTTGTGATAACTTTCTACTCCTCGTTTTCTTAATTGATTTTGTCCCATGATATTTTGGTCTCTACCAATAATACCAACTTGAACATTACCTACTTTACTAAGTTCGCTTAATACTTCTTTGTAGTTTGGATAAACAGTTTGCTTTTGTCCGTCAATGATATCTACATATGGTCCACTTACACTTAGTACCCAGTTCTCACTTAGCGACCAATCGTGTCCACTAATAGTTTCTGGATGTGACCAAATATCTTTAAACGGTGCCGCATCGTGGTTTATCCAATACTCTCTTAACAGGTCATCCCAACCCGAGACATCATCGTGCATAGATAATGCTTTTGAGAATAAGTGATTACCAGACCCTTGTGGCCCAGTAATCACTAATATATTTGACTTCATTAGTCTTCTTTCTTAAAGAAATCAGTGATAGTCTTAAGAATACCGCCTTCTTCCTCTTCTTCTACAACATCTACTGCATCAGCATTAAGAATACTTTCTTTGTATACTGCTTTGATGTTTAACGCATCGTTTGAGAATTCAACTAAGCCACGTAACGCATCTTCTGTAACAAATGACATTAGTGTATCTCTACGAGCATTACCTTCTTCACCAATAACCCATTCGTACTTACCAACTTTCTTTTGAATGGCTTTGATTGCTTGTGGGTCTTTAGACATTTCTAACAATGCTTTTTGTAGTAACTCTGCGTTAGGATTACCAGCGTTCACCCAAAATGCTTTTTGTAAAGCATCACGGAATGACTTAACTAGAACATATGCATCATACATTGGACCTGAAGGTGCTTCGCCCCATTTGGCTTCATATAAGATTTCCATTTGCTTTCCTGGATAGTTAACATCATCTGCGTGTGAACCATCTGCTTGTAGAATACCGTGATGGAACCAAAGTTCTGCATCTGGATTTTTAGCAATGTGCTTCTTGTATGCCGCAGGGTTTTCTCTGTCAACAGTTAGTTCGCCACGTTTAAATGCTAAACGTCTGTCACCACCGTTACCAAATCCTGGTACCCAGTTAACTTTTGATTTGAAACAAGTTGAGTATTCAGCAATTGAGTCTAGTTTACCACATAGTAATAGAGCCATACCCATTGCATCTGGAACACGACCTGACTTAGATGCAAATATAATGTTGTCTAAATCAGCATCAAGTCTTTTACCAACAATAATGTTTAAGTTCATCATACCAATTGATTCCCAATCAGCATAGTTGTAATCAACTTGTTCTTGTAAAAATGATACACCATTACCACCATGTGAAACCATAATGATAGTGTTATCAAATCTTAGTTCGTTTTGAAAGGCATTTACCGCTGGAATATCTCTAGCACCTGGAAAATTCCTAAGTTTTAGAGTATGCTCTGGCAAAAACCTTTGCAGTTCTTTAAGTACAATTTCTGTCCACACAGTAGTACCAGAACCTGGTTTCTGTGGCACAACAAATGTAAATGTTTCAGCAAGTGCTGATGTTGTAATACCTAGTGATAATACTAGGGCCATAAAGATTTTCTTCATTTTTCTTTCCTATTTTCCACATTAAAAAACTACTTAAAAGTGTGTGGTTCACCCTTAAGCATATTCTAGTTTACTTCTCTTAACTATACTGAATACTAACAGCATAATAACTACACTCATTATACCTAAAAACAGTGGTCGTGTTACTAGTGTGTCTACTGAGTAAATGAACCACATTTGTAGGGATAATGCCTCTATTTTCATTGCAAGTATAAATGCCATTAATAAGGCAGGTCTACTAAACTTGTACTTCTTCATAAACAATCCTAAACAAGTAGTAATACCTAATATAGCATAATCTTGCCATCCGCCTGTGTATTGAACACAAGCCCAGATGATAAATCCCACTAATAATGGGAAGTAATAAATGTAGGGAACATAAGTTATCTTTGCAATTTGCTTATTAAATGCTACACAAAGTATACCAGTAATTACTGTCGCCCACATAAATCCAAATGTTAAACTATCAAAGAACTTTATATCTGCGGCAATTTCTTGTGTCCCCAATTCGAAACCTAAGTATGCAAATAGTCCTAATAGTACTGCGGCAAAACTTGCTCCTGGTATGCCAAACAATACTGTTGGTATCATACTAGTTGCTTTTTGGGCATTGTTGCTTCCTTCTGGACCTACAACGCCTCTCATATTGCCATTACCAAATTCTTCTTCGGGATGACTTGCTACTGTTGAACCGTAACTCATCCAATCTCCCATTGCGCCACCTAATCCGGGTAGAAATCCTACAAAGGCGCCTATTGCACCACCGCGTAGTGCGTCCCATTTATATTTCCAAACTGCTTTAATACCTTCCCAAGTCTGATGCGTATGTGTTTCTTCGCCACTTAAAGTAGCAATAGAGTTACCTCTGCGCCAACCAGCAATGATTTCAGGAAAAGCAAATAGACCAGCAACTAGTGGCATAAGTTGTACACCATCACCTAGATATTCCCATCCCATAGTAAATCTGTCCATATTCGTTTCTGGGTCTGTGCCTATTAATCCTATTCCAATACCTACACAGATTGCTATGATACTTCTAAACCAAAATCTATTACTGACAAATCCAACACACGCCAAACTCAGTAAGATAAATGCCCATAATTCTGGTATGCCAAAATACATAATAAGTTTTGCATACTGAGGCAATAGGGCAAAAGTTAATGTACCCCAAAATAGTCCGTTTAATGTTGATGTTGTGATTGCGGCTGTTAATGCCTCTGTGGCTCTGCCTTGCTGTGCTAATGGATATCCATCGACCATTGTTGCCGCGGCTGAGTTTGCGCCTGGGATACCTAATAGTATTCCTGCGTATGTGTCACCTGTTGTACTAGATGCAACTACAGCCATACAGAAGATTACGCCCAAATATGGGTCGAAACCAAAGTAACTTATGAAACCAAACATTGCTACGAGTCCAGTAGTGGCTCCCGCACTTGGTATAAGTCCTATTATTAATCCGTAGAATGTACCTGCTAACAGGGTAAGAATTGCTGACATTGCCAATTTCCTATTAAATTTATATTAAAATGTTTAAGATTTTGAACATGCCTTAGCAACTCTGCTATACATGATTGAAGTGCAGTTCTGCACTAGTTTTATTTATCTTTTTTGTACGAACATGATATCACAATTGACAAGGGATGTCAACAGTTTTTAGTTGTTTTTGAATTATTTTTGAATATGCTTCTTCGAAACCTTCTTCCCATTCTGATAATGGTGCTCCGTCACAACCTGCTCGCCATACACGTTTAAAATATCCTTCGGCACAAGATAGCACTGTCGATTCTGACGTGTTAAAGTGTCCTTTGACCATCCAAAATAACCTGTATGCTTCTTTATGTGACATACGTATATTTACTCAATATACTGGTCGTTAGCGGAAACATAGGTTATTTTTTACGTAATACGAAATAAAACCTGTTATTATCGTCTTGTCGTAATGTTAAGACATCACATTTAAGATATTGTGCGGCGTTTGAAATGAAGACTGGGTCCCAGTCATAAAAATTAATCCATTTAGCCGCTGGTTTATCGTGTTGAATTCCTGGATTAACTCTGAAATATAAGAAACCACCCGACTTGACCATGCCTACTACATTTTCAAGTTCACCAAGTATCTTATCACTGCTACCAAAATTGATACTACCTAGACAGATAGCAACATCATATTCGACATCTGGTTTATAATCTAGTGTGTGAACACTAATATCTGCTCTATCATTATATGGGTCGATGCCAACTAGATTTTTAATCTTTCCTTTAAACTCATTATATCCACAACCGATATCAATTACGTTATCTGGATTCATTGCATTCACTTCATCAATGATTGCAAGTCCACTATACTTGAATTTCTTTGTTTCTGCTTGCCAGACTTTACCAAAGTAATTCTTTAATACTGCTCTATCGATTTGTTCTGCTAATGCATGGATTTCTGTATCATCGATTTTATTCAGTTCAATATCAAATACACCATTTACAACTTGGCAGTATGCGTGTGTATTTGCTTTTAGGCTTGGATTATTTTTAAGAATTCTATCTAGTTCGTTTAATATTTTTAAGTTCATTTTTGTTCTTTCCTAAATCCCCAATCAATAAGATATTTATGTCCACAATTTATACAAGGTCTTGGAACGGGTGTGATATATCTATATCCACATTGTAGACATTCCATGTCGTGTTCTATTTGTTTCATTGAAGTATGCGATGTTGCATCTTTGATTATGTAGTTGGCTCTAAAGACACAGATAGAGGATAGTTAGCAACCCTACTTGCTTTGACTGTTTCTTCTACTTTTTGTTCTGCAATTTCTAAATTATACATGCCTACGATAGCCTTTTCATCTGTGTGAATTTTGTGTGCTAAATCAGCCGCTGTATCTTTATCGTGGTTGAACAATCCCATTAGTATATCAACAACAAAATCAAACGGAGTCTTATCATCATTGTGCATTACAACATAATATTGCTTCGGTTCGCCTATTGCTAATAACGAATTATTAGATGACTGTATCTTTTCTTTTTCGTTACTTTCAATCATTACACTCTCCCATATACTATGTATTTATGCAAAAAGAGAGACCCACTAGAGTGAATCTCTCCTTTAATTATACTTCAACTAATAGTTAAAGTCAAGTGTTCTATTTGATTTTAATAGATTTGGGTTTCTTCTCTTCGGGAACAATGCGTTCTAGTGCGATGTAAAGCATACCATTTTCCATTTTGGCTTCTACTACTTCAACGTACTCTGCTAAAGACCAGTTTCTTACGAAACTGCGATTTGCAATACCTCTGTGTAAGTATTCAATTTCATCGTCTTTGGCTTCTACTTTCTCACCTGTTACAGTAAGAGTGCCTTCTTGTACATCGATTTTAATATCGTCACGTACAAAGCCAGCAAGTGCCAAAGTAATTTGGTACTTATCGTCACCGCTTTTTTCTACATTGTATGGGGGATATCCTGCGTTATTAATATTTTGAAAGTCTTCTACTAGTCTATCAAAACCTAAAAAACCTCTGTGGAAGTCGGGCAGGTTTAATGTTGTTACTCTTGTCATAATTTTTCTCCTTATATTAAGCAAGTTTTTTATAAATGAGACCCGTTAGGCATCTCGTAATATACAAACACTATTGTTCGTATACTATATATTTAGTCATTAATTCTGAAATTTCAAGTCTATAACCCGATTTTTTCTGAAAAAAGTACTAAATTCTTTGCTGGACCAACATCTTTTGGTAGTCCACCATGTTTTTCTATATATTCTCGTAGTACTGCTTTGTACCAATTCTGAGAATTATGATGTGCCAATTTATTGAAACGTGCTATTCCATGACTTGTTCCATCCATAGTTAGCAATGCTCTAGCGGACTCTTTCTGTAGAGTTCTTACATCTAGTGTTTCAAGTATTTCAATTGACATTAATACAATCTTTTCTTATGTAATTTATTCTTTGCTTGTTCACGTCTAGTTCGTTGCTTGGCTGCCGCTTTCATTTTCTTCTTCTTTTCAGTAGGCTTAATGAATGCTTGTCGTTCTCTAACTTCTTGTACTGTGCCTGCATCTGAACATTTTCTTTTCCAAAGTCTTAATGCTCTTTCAAAGTTATCATGTTGTACTTCTACGTGAGTTCCTATTGGCCTTTCTCTACCAGTTTTCTGTTTCTTTGCTACAAATTTACCCATCTTTAAATAAAACTCCTATTATTCTGTTTCCGTTTAATGCTAAATTTGAATCGTATTTAAAATTCACTAAATGCGTTTCTATTGCTTCTTTAAAAAATTTAAAAACATCTGACTTGTTTGCATTTTCTCTACCACGCATCTGGATTGTTATTTTTACTTTTGCTCCATTATCTAAAAACTCTTGTGCGTGTTTCATTTTGATAATCAAGTCGTGTTCGCCTATATTAGGCTTAAACTTTATTTCTTTCGTATCAATTCGTGCCGCTCTGGCTTTTTTAGCCATTTCTTTTTCATTCTTTTGTTGCTCGTATCTATACTTATTCAACTCAACAATTCTAGCAACAGGCGGCTCTGCCTTTTCTACAATCAATATTAAGTCTAAATTTTCTGCATCTGCTAGAGCCAATGCTTCATTCTTGCTCATTACTCCTAGTGCAGTTCTATCAGAACCTATTACTCGCAACGTATCAAATTTTATTTGATGATTATATACAATCTTATCTTTTCGATTGTCTTTATAAAACTTACCCATCTACTTTTTGTTCTGTCTCCTTGGCGTCTTCTTCTTTATAAACCAGTATTGGTTTATCGGTCTCGCCTGAAATAAAGTCTTTAGTAATGATAACTTTTATAAGTCCATTCTGTGCAAGTTTTGGAAGTTTAAATTGAGTCTTTAATAATGACTTCTCTATTACACTTCTTAATCCTCTTGCACCCGTTGTATCTTCATGTGCTATATTGGCAATTGCTTGTAAAGCCTCATCACCAACTTCTAATTCTACATTGTCTAAAGAGAATAGTGTCTTAAATTGCGAAATTACACTGTTCTTTGGTTCAATAAGAATTCTAACTAATTCTTCTTGTGTTAATTCATCAAGTCCAACTATAATTGGAAATCTACCCATAAACTCTGGAATCAATCCATATTTGAGAAGGTCTTGCGTTCTTATGTGTTCTCTAGTACTACATTCACAACTTCCTTTTTGCTTGGCACTAAAACCAATCCCAGGACTTGTATTAACTCTATTTTCTACAATCTTGTCAATGCCTACGAATGCACCACCAACAATGAATAGAATCTTTCTAGTGTCTACTTCAATCATCTCTTGGTTAGGATGTTTACGACCCCCGCCAGGTGGGACACGAACAACTGTACCTTCTACAATTTTAAGTAATGCTTGTTGAACACCTTCACCAGAAACGTCTTTTGTGATTGATAAGTTTTCACCTTTCTTGGCTTTCTTATCAATCTCATCGATATAAACGATGCCACGTTCTGCTTTTTCAACATCAAAATCTGATGCAATCAACAATCGTTGTACTACATTCTCTACGTCTTCACCAACGTAACCACTTTCAGTTAAAGTAGTTGCATCGATTTGAGCAAATGGTACATCAAGGAACTTTGCAATAGTTTTACCTATCAAAGTTTTACCTGTACCACTAGGTCCAAAACATAAGATATTAGATTTATCTAATTCAACTCCTGTATCTGGTGCATTTATACGTTTATAGTGGTTATAAACGGCAACTGATACAACTTCTTTTGCTTCGTTTTGACCAATAACATGATTGTCCAAATGCTCTTTGATTTCTTCAGGAGTGGTAGAAATAGATGAATAATCTTGTTTCTCTTCTTTTTTTACCTCATGAATAATATCATGGCATAAATCAATACATTCATTACAAATGTAATTATTCGGTCCAGCAATTAATGTTTTAATGTCGTTCTTAGGTTTCCCGCAAAACGAACATTTAAATTCTTTATTTTCTGCCAATTAAGCCTCTTTATTTTTTGTCTTTAATGTTGTCTAACCAACCATCTTGTTTGATTGCTTGAGTATTTATCTCTCTTTCAATCTCTTTCTTAACTTCTTCAACTTGTTCTGGAGTCAATTCTTCTTCGATTTCTTCTTCGATTTCTTCTTCGTTTTCTTCATCAATCTCGGCATCATCTAAAACTACACCGATATTTTCGTCAATTTCCTCTTTGACTTTGATATCTTCAACGTCAATATGAACAGTTACACCAGACGGAGCGATATCTATTACTTCTTCTTTAGTAATATTATCGCTTATTTCGGGTGAAAAGTCAAGTGGTTTTTTTACTTTTTTTTTTTGAAAGAAACTTTATCAAAAATTTCTTCCTGTCTGCCACCAGAGTTTCGGTGGGTGAAACTGTAGTTTGCGGCGAGTAAAAGTAAAACGGCTAGTGGGTCGAATACAAAAATGAATACAATGATAAGCCATCTTACTGCTTGGTCAATTGTATCTCCTTCAGTGTCACCATACACCATCTCTGCAATGTATTTGATGGGCCCAATCTCAGTTTCAATTTGTCTAATCTCTCTTTCTAATTCAAACTTTTGGTCTATTAGTCCATCAATTGCGTCATTGTTATTATTAATTTTTAACTGTAATGCCTCAATCTCAACTGAGTTGTCAATCTGTGCGACATTCACTAATTCGTTTCTTAGTCGGTCAAGAATGATTAAAGAACCAGCAACTTCTCTATCTGCTTTCTCACGTAATCTTTTGATTTCATTTCTAGCAGAAGAAATTACAGGAGATTCGACTCCTCTTGCTTCTTCAATCTTTACTAGTAATTCCATCTTACGTTCGTTAACAGACTGAGTATCTGTTCCTCTTAATTTAGTTACCATGTTACTAAGTCTAATACGTTCTTGTTTGTATTGTCTTTCAAAGTCTTTGCGAACATCTGCAATCTTTGTTCCTAGTTCAGTTAACTTTAAGTTATTTGCTTCATTCCATTCTTTAATAACTTCTGAATTTCTCCAGTAACCCCAAGGAATACCAACTACTTGTTGTGCTTTCTTTAAGTCTTCTTGTGTTCCAGATTTTGACATCTCTTTAAATGTAGCAATGTCTGATTTGATTTTATCAATCTGGTCCTGGAATGGTTTTACTGCGTAATCATAACTTGTTGTATCTTTGCCAACGTTAGTAATATCATTCTCGTACTTCTTAGCCTGTTCTTCAAGTTTGACAATCTCATTATCTAAGTTGTCCATTTGGTCTAGATAAGGTCTTACCTTATCATCATCTTTTTCTAATTCTGTAGTAATGATTAAATTCTGTTCATCAATAGCAGGCTGAATTCGGACCATAACATTGTCCATTCTTTCTTCTTCTGTATCAATTTGTGCTTGTACTTTTGAAGTATCTGTTTCACCCTCATTGTCTAATTTTATAATTTTTTCTTCAAGTCTATCTGTTGTTACTTCGTATCTATCCATGTCCTGTACGATACGTTCAATACGAGCAGTATTTTCTTCACTATCAGCCGCCTGTTCTAAGTGTGCTTTTGATAAGAAACCAAAAATACCCATTGATGTAATGAGCATTAGGATTACTACTGCAATTGTAAGATAAGATTTTAAAAGAAATGGTGCCCTATTCCAGTTGCGATATACCCATGATGCTGATACTAGTTTACCAACTTCTAGTGCTACTGCCATAATGGCAACTGCTATTGCTGATGCAGTAAAAATAGCCATAAGACCAGCAACTGAAAACCAAGCGGCAATTGCCGCAATTGTAATGGCGGTTATAAATGTAATTATTGGAAATAACATAATAATCCTCCTCTATAATGTGTAAAAAAAGCCTCTAAAAAGAGGCTTTTGTTTCTCTCATACTGTATTTATGAGATATTATAGTGAAATTGTATTATCAGTTATAATAAGTAAGTACTTAATTCAAAGTTAGAGTCATTCTAACTGGTACAGATTGACCAACTCTATATGACCTATGTGTTACGAAAGTATGTATCATACCTTCATATAACTCAACGGTAGTTTCATAACCAACTACAACAGATTCCGTAACTCTTATATATGTTACTTCACATTGTTGAACTTGTTTGTAACCTACAATTTGAGTACCTTTCTTTTTAGCATTCTCTTCGGCCGCTTTTGCACCGATAATTGCACCAAATATAGTAGCGGCATCATTACCCTTGCCTTTACCTACTTGATTACCTAGAACACCACCAATAATAGCACCAGTAATTGCATCAGCGGCAGTTGGCTGACCACCACCATAGATAGGAACATCTACAATAGTACATGACTCTTGTGGAACATTCTTAACTTGGTCTTGCATAATAGCATTACTTGAAATTACTGTACCATCAATGGTAGCAGTGGCATTTGATGCCATAACGTTAGTTGTAAACACACTCATCGTTAAAGCGATTATAGTTACGATATATTTCATTTTAACTCCTTTTTTATTGTTATTATTAATTATAGCACAAAAGCGATATCTGTCAAGTTTTTAATCTTCCCAATCATCGTCAATATTGTCTTGCCACATAGTGGATTCGTGCTTATCCTTTACTTCTTCTAGTGGTGCCATTTTTAGTAGTTGTCTACGTTCTAAATCACGTTCCAGTTGTTCTACTAACTTCCACATGCCCTTTTCTTTAGCCTCTTCTATCGATAAAATTAAACTCATTTAATTGTCTCCTTTCGTAAGCCATTAAAGGCTCTATCCTCTTCTGTTATTATATCACCGCATAGTTTAGCGGCCATCTCTTGTCTCGCCTTTTTTATATTTACATCTTGTGCGATGGCCTGCTCATAATGACGAATCGTCAGGCTATCCTTGAGTATTCTCTCGGATATAAATCCACATTCATACCAATCTTGGAGCATATCCTCAAATGGTATATTTCCACCACTGCCTTCTGTATGTTTTTCATCAGCCAGCCAACGTTGGACTTTAAATTCTTTCATTCGGTCTTGAAACCTTTTACTGCCAGAATATTCTTCCACTAATAAATTAAGAGCGGTATCTGACATATCATCCGTATATGAATCCTGGTAGAGAAGTTTTAAAACTTCTCTATCATTTCCAGTCCAGGTTCTATCAATTCCAAATCGTTCTTTTAACATATTTTAATCGTCATTATGCTACTTTCTTTAACATAGAAGCAGGGACATTCCATCGTCCTTTCACACCACAATCAACAGTGACGTTCTTAATCTTTACTTTCATCACAGTACCTTCAACCTTAATACCGCCACGACCCACAAATGATACAGTATCACCTTTTATCAGGCTTCGCATTATATCTTTGCCTAAAAATGTTCTCTGTAAATTCATACGTTCGTTAACCATCTTAATATCCTCTAAAGACATCTTAGATACAAGTGAATTGATTTTTTCCATTTCAGTTACATTTAACATAATTAACTCCTCTTTTATTAAATATACTATTATTATACCACAAAACCGTATTTTGTCAAGTTTTATGCTACTGCTTCTAACTTGAACTCAGCGAATCCACACTCTGGGAATGTATCAGTGAAGAGTGAAATAGCATATAAGATACTTCTCTCTGCTGATTCTTCATCTACGTTGCCAAAGTGAGCCAGCATAAGTGGTATCGCTTTAGATATTACTTCACTTTTTTTCATTGCTCGTCCATCGGCAAACATAGTTGTAAAAATTGAGTTAAGTGCCATATCAGTGAACACTTTAGTAGTCAAAGACCCAGGAAAAGTGTGCATCTTTAATTCCTTACCATTCTTTCCTGTCTTAGGAATAGCGCCGTGATGAACCATCAACTCTAACATGCCGATAGGTTTAAATCTTAACATATTATCTTTCTTCATAATGTACTCCTCTTTTATTAAATGAACTACTATTATAGCACAAATACGAAATCTGTCAAGTTTTTACGATTTTTTGAGTTTATATTCGAAATTTTGAGTGGTGGCGTTGATATTAATCAATTTTGCACCATTTCTTATGTGGAAGTGTGTGGCCATAGGTGTTAATGGCGATAAGGTGACTACCTTGGTGACATTTGTGTTTTCTTTGAGATAATCCTTCAGTTTCGTCATAATCTCTCTACCAGCCCCTCTTTTGCGACTCCAGACAGTATATGCGACTGCTATATCAAATTCATCTTTATAATGAGAATTCTGACTTATTAAGTCTAATTCTCGTTCAGATTGTGGGATATCGTTACAATATGCGATACAAATGACACCTTCTATCGTATCTTCGTACTTCAATCCGTATATCTTCCGACCGTAACTTGTTCTGAACTCTAAGTCTAATCCTGGTCGAACTGGGTCTTCACTGACATCAATATCTGTCAATTCAACTAATTCTGTACCTTTTACCCAATGGAAGAAGTCATCCATCCTCACTCTAAATGTTTTCATCAATATCTAGTTCTCTCGTTAATCTTTGTCGAATTGGTCTAATAATGGGGTTTTGTCTTCTGTATATCCCTCTTTGGGATTAAATTTGTCTGCATCTGGTAATGGGTCTATCTGCTCAACAATGACCGGCCATACCTGTGACATCTTGTCATTTATATCTAAAAGTCTTTGTGTGAATTTTGGATGATTATCCGCTATAATGGCATCTGCTGGACACTCAGGTTCGCAAACACCACAATCTATGCATTCATCAGGATTGATAACCAGCATATTTTCGCCTTCATAGAAGCAGTCTACTGGACACACTTCTACACAGTCTGTATATTTACATTTTATACAATCTTGTGTGACTACGTACGCCATCTCATCTACTCCTCATCTAAATATTTACCGGTGTTCTTACTCTCTTTTTTTCTATCCAAATATACCTTACTTCTAAATTTAGGTGTACGAAGAGCGTGTGCAACAGGATTTCTGTTATTAATTTTTGGTTTCCTATTTCTTTTTTTACTTTTTTTACTTTTCATAATTCTCTCTTAACAAATAACGCCATTCTAGATATATTATAACCTATTTTGGCGTTATTGTCAAGATTTGAGAATTAACCTTTTGTTAAAATTTGGTAACCACCATAAGCAATAGCGGCATAAGCGGCATAAGTAACCCAGCCACCTAGAAATAGTATAATCAATCCAACAGCAACTAAACCTAGTCCGCCGTGAGATGCTTTTTCTTTCATTCTATCTGCAAAAAATTCCATAATTGTATCTCCTGTTATTTTAAGATTCTTGGCGCAAGAATAACTCGTGCGCCATGAATATAGTAAATTAGGCAATATTTTTTTTTAATAAAAAGTGCCCACAAAATGCCGAGGGTAATTAGGCCTATAATGCCTTGAGACCCTAAGTCGGCAATGATAGCCGAGATGTTATTGATAACACCTAAAGATAGAAATGGAACGGTTGAACCGAATACCACTTCTAAGACTATGCTTAGTCCGATTAAACTTACTGCAATTGTTTGTACAGAAGCAATCGAGTCAGTAATAGTTTTAAACATATGCATGTTCTCCTATTTCTGTGACTCTATATCCATCATGGATATAAAGACAATGGGGCTTTACTTTACCACCATTATATTAGGCATTTACTGCCAATATTGTACCAATTATAGTACATATCGACTATGATGTCAATGCCTAAAACTCTAATTCTTATATTTCTTCTTTATAAAATTCCCTATTAATTCTGCTACTTCATGGTGGCCCTCAATATTCCAATGACCATCATTAGTCTGGTAGTAATTAGTATCACCTGGTGATGAAAAATCACCATGCTCTAACTTTGCTTTACTATTTATGTATTCTACGATGTTTCTATTACCCTCTAATTCATCAATACCTATGTGGCAGAGCATTGGAGATTTATCGACTAATTCTTGATGGTAAAACTTTAGAAAATTTAAAGATTCTTCATCAGTTGATATCGGACTTATATCAAACTGGTCTATGTATTTTATTGGATTATCTCTTAATATACGATAATCCATATCATTCAGACCATCGAATGTCACATATGGAACATTATAATTAGATAACATATAATATAACATTCGTCTGTCTTTGACATGATTGTACACGTCTTGTACACTATTTCTGAAAAAAGTATAATTATGGTCTATACTTTTAGAATCTATGCCTGTGAAATAATTCTTTGTGAACTCTGTTCTGGGTGTTATATCCGCTATCTGATATCTTGGTTCATTATTTACCTTAAGAAACTGAACATATCTATGAGTATGAGTAAAATTGAATAAAACAAATATTTTTGATATTGAATTTGAATGTAAGAATTGTTCTAATAACATCAATTGCTTTTCGTTAGAAGAGCCCATTACTCCAAAATTCAAATTATCTTTGAATCCCATTCTGTCGGCAATAACTTGAGTATATGAGTTTCGATTACAGTCAGATTTATATTTCTTTTGTGCTGGTCGAATATCATCAATATTGGACTCAATATTTGGAACTGTCTCCTGACCAAAGGTGAAACTATCACCGAAACTAACTAAGGTATATTCAGAAAAGTTCATTAGAGAGTATCAAATGTGACGCCATTAAGATGGTCACATTCGTGTTGAAATGCTTGTGCCCATACTCCAACAAATGTTGTTGACTTTCTCTCTCCTTGTAGATTTGTAAATGTTCCTATGATACTATTGGGTCTAGTGATTTTTAATTCTAGTCCAGGAAAACTAACACATCCTTCTAAGAACTCTTCATCTTCGCTATTTTCTGCTATTGACCACTCTGGATTTATGCATACTACGAATCCAGTATCTTTATGACCTATTATCATTAAACTAGTGTTCTCACCAACTTGTGGCGCGGCAAGACCAATTGCATCTTTTTCTTGCATTGTTACAATCATATCGTATACTAACTTCTCAGAATGCTCTGAAAGGATGTGTTCGTCACACTTAGTTTTTAATATCTTGTCATCTTTATCAACTAATTTCATAATTCTTCCTTATTAATATTCTACTGTATTTATCGGGTTTTTAATTGATTATACAAACCTGGTGCAAACTTTTGTATAACTGACATGTTTTTGTCATGATATTCTCTAAATTCTGCTATAATATTCGTTTTATTTTCTTCAAAATATTCTTCATTATCAAAAAAATCATATATTTTTCTTATTTCATCTTCATTATTTTCAAAGAATATCTTTCTATAACTGACTTTATCGTCAGAAAGACTAACACTCATATTAGAAAACAAATCGTCCATCTGCTCAAACTTTAATTCAATCTCATCAATAGATTTTCCATTGCTAGACTTTAAATCCTGTAATCCAGCACAAAACATATCTGCCTCTACATCTAATTCCATTGCTAATGTTTTAAAATTCTCTGGTAGTTTTATTCTAGGAGAAATTCCTAAGAATGGATGGCTATGTGTTATTAGAAATGTGTCCCAATTCTTTTCTTGGCATCTCTTAAAATAGTATTCTCTGGACGTTGCAAAACAATCTTGTACCTGATGTATCATGTTTATTACTTCTATAGGATATTCTGTATCTTTCCATTTTGATTTCTCAAAATCCATAAAAGCGAAAAAATCAAAAGTCCAATAAGACCAATCTTCTGTCCACAATTTATCTATATTTCTTATGACCCTTTCTCTGTTCTCGGACTCAAAATTTGATTGATTTGTATAATTCTTGTTAATCCACAGATGTAATTCTGTTAGTACTGTCTTTATTTTTTCAGGAGAACTTATTGCTAAACCTTTGGGTTGGGGTCTCCATGTCCATTCTGCTGGAGTTTTTGCTCTATGATAAAAGAACTCATTAACCGAAGAGTCTGCCTTATATATTTCTATTTTTTTAGTTTTATCATCTGCCCACAGACACTTACTTGCTAAAAAATTACTACCTGCTCCTTCTTGTATATAAAATTCTCTAAACTCTGACACGTTATTTTCTTTTAAATATTTCTTCAAACATAGCATTTAGTCCAGGAACTATCTTAATTTCTGGTGACCAATGTAATAAGTTTTTAGTCTTACTAATATCTGCTAACGTCTCTGGTGCATATCCTCTTGGTTTATCTACATTGATTGCTTCTAAGTCTGGTGCATGTTTTCTTAATATTTCAACAACTGCATTGACTGATATATTATTTCCAGTACCTACATTGAACGTATCATTCTTAACTTTACTTTCCATACTGGCAATACATGCCCTCGCAACATCTGATACATGAATGTAATCTCTTTTGTATTCTCCATCACCATGAATAGTTACTGGCTCACCATTTTTAACCATTTGGGCAAACTTTCCAAACAATAAAGAAGTTGGCTGATTTTCTGAATACACAGTAAAGAATCGTAAGATGTTATAGTTCAAACCAAACATAATCTTGTATTGCTTACATAGATGTTCGCCAAATAATTTTGACATTGCGTAATAATTGAGTGGGTCTGGTTTATGAGTTGGTTTATTAGGTGCTGTATTGTTTCCATAAACTGAACTAGAACCAGCATATACAAACTTCTTAACACCAACTGCACTAGCGGCCGTTAATATGTTTCTTGTTCCTGTTACATTACTATCAAAGTATTCATCAGGATTAATAAAACTTTCTGGTATTCTGGCTTTGGCTGCCAGGTGAATAATATAATCTTGCCCTGCACAAGCCATCACACATCTTGCGGCATTTGATAAGTCTCCCTTAATATACTTAACATGTTCTAATCCTACAGGTTTGTCTGCTCTATCTAAAATAGTTATATCATAACCTTTTTGATGTAACTGCTTTACTAATTCTGTACCAATAAATCCTGTTCCGCCAGTTACTAATACTTTACCCTTTGATTGCATCTATTATCTCCCTTGGAACTCTTTGTAATTTTCGTGTATCTCTATCTACTAAACTAAATGAAAGTGTGCCACTTGCGGCTATCTCTGATTCAGTACTCTCGCTTTTTCTATAATGTAGTTCAACCTCAACAGTAATATTTCCTACTGAGATGTCAATGCATTCTGCGTATGCTTCAATAAATCCAAATGGCATTATAGCACTATGAAATTTTACTGATGATGAACTAGTAGCGGCGGCTGTATCACCCATCTTGCTGGTTACATTTTCATTTATCCAGGTAAGTCCTGCTCTATCTAGTATATCAAATATCCATCCACCATAAACAGTACCATGTCCATTAACCATAGCACCGCCAGTGTATAATTTGTATACTAATGATTTCATTTAAACAGGAGTAGGCGGGTCAAGTTTTTCACCACCTTTAAATAGAAATTCTTCTCTGCGTTCTGCTAAGAATTCTCTTGCCTTTGAGTCCATCATATTTAATTGATTTTCATTGATAAACATAGTTTGCATTTCAAGCCATTCGTACCATGCTTGTTCAGATATGCTTTCTAAGATTTTATCACCATCGGGACCAGGAAATGGTGCTGATTGTAATGCAGGTAGTTCTTTACCATATTTGGCACATATAACTGTTCTCATTAAGTATTCTCCATAATAGTGTTTTATTTAATTATAGCATATCTGGAATCAATATGCAACAGTAAAATTACTTAAAATATAAGTTATACTATGAGATTTGAGCCTACTTTTTCATTTGAGACTTGTTTACACTCAAATACATCTAATAATGTATCACCATGCATTGTATACAGTTTTACTTTATAACCCCAAAGTTTCTGTACATGTGATAAAACTTGATTTGCTGTTTTTTCGTCTAATCTCTTTCCTTTATAACTTTCATGTAATAAAGTCAAGTCACGTGTATCTCTAATATCAGCATTTGTTATTTGAATATCAGGTATCATAGCGGCTGTTTCATAAGTAGAACTTAAATTCTTGCGAATCTTTTTATATCCTCTGTCATCGTGTATTGATGTAACCCTATAATCATCATAATGAACCTCATCATGCAAATTGAACATCTTTTGGTCACGAATAACTTTAGGTCCTAGAAATTGCAGAATAGCACTCTCGTCACGGTAATTAGCGGCAATATCTCTAATCGTAACACGCCAATCTGTGTCTACTAGATGAGGAAACCAATGTTTATCTTCATCATCTGGCTCTGTACATACTCGTTGAATATCTTTCAGTATAGCAAAGCCTAGTGCGTATGGATTGAATCCACCATAATTAGGTGAATCAAACGATGGTTGATTTAATACTGCACTATGTAATCTAAAGAATTCAATCATAGCACCATCATCAACTTTACCTTGGTCATACAACTTATTAAAGATATAGTGATGTGTAAAACTTGCAAAGCCTTCATTCATTACTTTTGTTTGATATTGAGGATAAAAATACTGTGCTACTCGTCTAACAATTCTACATAGTTCACGTTGCCATGATGTCAAAACTGGAGAGTGCTTTTCTAAGAAATATAATAAGTTTTCTTCTGGCTCTGATGGCCAGTTCTTTTCCTCTTTTTTCTCTTCTTTTTTAGATTCTGGTAATGTACGCCATAAGTCATTTACTTGTGACTGTAAGTATTCACTTCTTGTGCGTTGTTGTTCTGCTTCTTCACGTGCAGATATCTTGTTAGGTCGTTTATACTTATTGATACTTTGATATTGAATGGCATGACATGCATCTAATGTTTCTTCTACTGCATCTACACCATACTTTTCTTCACACTCTCTTATATATCGTTTAGCAAACAACAAGTAATCTACGATAGCATCAGGTGATGTCCATTGTTTAAACAGATAATTGTTCTTAAAGAAGTGATTATGTCCAAAGGCCGCATGAGCAATCACAAGAGATTGTGTTGTCATAGAGTTTTCTTCCATAAGATAGTTGATGCAAGGATTAGAGTTAATTACTAACTCATATGCTAATCCCATCTGCCCTGCACTATACTGTTTTTGATTCGAAATGAAACTTTTACCGAAACTCCAATGATTGTACATCAATGGCATACCAACACTTGAGTATGCATCTAGCATTTGCTCTACTGTAATGATTTCAATCTGATTAGGGAAACAATCAAGACCCATATCGTTAACTGCAATTTCTTCACATGCATCCATCATACGATATAGTTTATCGAAATTCCAACTAGAACCTGTGTATATTAAATTACTCATCTTTTCCCTTGATTTTAAATATTTCTCTAAACACTGGATATATATCTGAACTATCTTCTATATGCTTGGTTACCATATTCTTATTCTTTGCTTGTAATGATACATATTCTTGTAGTAAGTTTCCACTATTGTAATAACCATGTCGCTTTTGGCCTACTTGAATATAACTAAAATATTGAGTTATAGGTAATATATCATTAGCAATAATATTCTTAAGTTCTTCATTGTCGTTGTCAAAATTATCACCATCACTTGCTTGAGCGAAGTATATATTCCATTCATTTGGCGAATATCGGTCATCAACAATTTCTTTAGAAAGTTTGAATGCACTTGATACTATTGTACCGCCATTTTCTTTATTATTAAAGAAATCTTCTTCAGTACACTCAGTTGCTAATATATGATGTCGTATGAATACACACTCTACTCTTTTATACTTCCGAGATACAAATAGATTAAGTAACATAAAGAAACGCTTTGCTAAGTCTTTGTGTTGTTCTGTCATACTTGCACTCACATCCATAATAAAGAATACGACTGCTTGTGAAATTGGTGCTGGTTTTTTACTGAAATTGTTATATCGTAAATCTACTGGGTCTACAAATGAAATAGCATTTGCTCTGATACGCAACTTACTAATTTCTTCTTCAATCTCAACTCTACGTTCTTTGTCTTTACAGGTTTCTAATTCTGCTTCTAATTCTTTAATCTTTTTTAGTTTTGGTGATTTTAAAGCAATCTTACGACCAATAGAATTGACCATACTTTTCTCTAAATTCATTTGTGCTGGATTACCATCATTGGTATAACCACTACGAGTGAGTTCAAATCTTTCGACTGCTTTGTTTTCTTTAGAAATCATGTGAGGTAGTTCTAGGTCTTCGAACAAGATATTGACAAATTCATCATTGCTTAATGCAAAGCCAAACTCATCTTCGCCTATGCCTTCATTACTTGCTTCGCTCTCACCACCGCCTTTGCCCTGTCCACTTTTTGGCTTCTGTAGTAAATCGCCCTCGACAAAATCTTTATTGCCTGGAAGAACAATATCACGTGAGCCTGTTTGTGGATTATGACCGAATTGAGGTTCATCAATACCCTTTCGAGTAATGACTACATCTTGTGCATCGCTAGAACCTTTGATGCTACGTTTACCTAAAGTATCATGTATACTTTTACGTATTTCTTTTTTAGTTCTTTTGATAAATTTTTGTCGATTGTCAGAGGACTTTGAACCTGGATTCTTTCTTCTGTCAATAATTGTATTTGCCATGAAAGCCTTCCTCTAGTTAGACTTCTGTACTCGCATATACCATTCAACTAATCGTTTAACTTGTCTTGTTGTGTAACCCTTTGCTACCATTCTATCAATGAAATCATCATGTTTAGATTGGTCTTCTTTTGATTTCTTACTACCAAATGAAATCACTGGAAGCAATTCTTCTGTTCCTGCAAACATTTTGTGTTCAATCACTTCTTTCATCTTCTCATAAGAAGTCCAAGGTGGGTTTCTACCTTCATAGTTACTTCTTGCACGTAATACCCAATTCACAACCTCATTTCTAAAGTCTTTTGGATTGGCAATACCTGCAGGCTTTTCAATCTTCTCAAGTTCTTCATTAAGAATAGAACGGTCAAACAAATTACCAGTGTCAGCATCTTTATAATCAATGTTCTGAATCCAGTGGTCAGCATAATCTAAGTATCTATCAAATAGATTTTGTCCATATTCGTTATAACTCTCTAAGTATGCTTTCTGAATTTCTTTTCCTACTTGTTCACCGTACTTAACACTTAGATGTTCTTTAATAAATCCAAGTAACTCATTTTCCGTTTCTTCTGGAAATTGTTCACGTTTGATTGCAGTTTCTAATACATACATTAGATGAACTGGGTCTGCCGCAATTTCTTCTGGGTCAAAGTTGAATGTCTGTGAAAGAATTTTGAATGCAAAACGAGTACTCATTCCATTCATTCCTTCATCTACACCTGCGACATCTTTATACTCTTGCATTGACTTTGCTTTGGGGTCTATGTCATGTAAGTTTTCACCGTCATAGACTCTCATCTTGGCTGCCAAGTTTGAGTTTTTATGTTCTTTTAGTCTCGAAAGGACTGAGAATTGTGACAACAAATCTAAAGTATGAGGCGCACATTTACTACTGTCTAGTCCTGACGAATTTAGCATCTTCTTATAGATAGATGTTTCTTCGGTGGCACGTAAACAATATGGCACTTTAACAATGTATACTCTGTCTAAGAATGCTTCGTTGTTCTTATTGTTTCTGAATGTTTCCCATTCACTTTCGTTTGAGTGAGCAACTACAATACCACTAAATGGAATTGCTGAAATACCTTCAGTTCCCATGTAGTTTCCTTCTTGCGTTGCTGTTAGTAGTGGATGCAAGACTTTGATTGGTGCCTTAAACATCTCTACGAATTCCATGATACCTTGATTACCTCGACATAATGCACCAGAGAATGCGTATGAATCTGGGTCATTTTGTGAGAAGTATTCTAATTTACGAATATCAGTTTTACCAACTAATGCTGAAATATCTTGGTTATTGTCATCACCTGGTTCAGTCTTCATAATACCTATTTGCTTCAACTTAGATGGGTACATTTTCACAACACTAAATTTTGAAATGTCGCCTTCATATTCATCTAATCTTTTTACTGCCCATGGAGACAATAGTCCAGTTAAATAACGTGATGGAATATCAAATTCTTTTTTAGCATCTGCACCAAACTCTTTAGGGTCAAATAGTCCTAGTGGTGATTCAAATACTGGTGAGATTTCATTTCCTGCTTTAAGTACATAAATTGGGTGCTTTTGCATTAACTCTTTTAGGCGTTCTGCTAATGATGATTTACCACCACCAACTGGTCCTAATAGATATAATACTTGTTTCTTTTCTTCAAGACCTTGTGCTGATTGTCTGAAATAAGCAACTAGTCTTTCAATTGCTTCTTCCATGCCGTAAAAGTCTTCAAATGCTGGATAAACTTTAATTGTACGATTTAAAAAGATACGACTCAATCTAGCATCATTACTCGTATCAACAACATCAGGTTCTCCAATAGCATCCAGTAATCTTTCGGCTGCTGATGCATATGCTAAAGAATCTTCCTTACACAATGTAAGATAATCAGAAAGTGACATCTCCTCGTGTTCTTTACTTGCATATGATTTTTCAAACTTTTTAATTAATCCCATTTTACGTCCTCTATTATTATATCTTATTACAGTAGTTATGCTTTTAAATCTCCGTCTTTTGGAGTAGACGAATAAAACATTTTACTCACATTACCATTGAAAGTGTAGTGTCCTACATGGTCTAGTTTAACTAACGGGTCTAACCATATATCACCACCAAGTTTTTGCCATCTACGACAAAATGCATAGTCTTCACTTAAGTATCTCTTAGTACCCTCTTCGTGCATCGTATCAAAAAACAAATATGTCCACTTTGCAAATTCTTCTTCAAAATGCAAATCATTATTAAAATACAAGTCAGGATATGCTTCTATCATCTTTTCAATAACACTTCTTTTGATAATCATAAATCCAGTGCCTGCATCTTTAAGTTTTACTAATCCATCTTCTATTTTCAAACTACGTGTGTCTGTTTCTTCCTTATATTCCCAGTCAGGATTTAAGGCATAATTTGCCGCACAATCCTTAAGTGTTCCTATATCTAATCCTCTTTCTGATGCATCTTTTATAGATACCCAGTCTAATTCTTTTTTAGGATATGCACCAACAATAACATCTTTGTCATGTTGCAACATATGTAATATATCAATTGCATCAAAATTAATATCAGCATCAATAAACATCATATGTGTTGCCTCTGGATTAGCCATAAAATATGCTACCATGTGACATCTTGCACGTGATACTAAACTTTCGTTTGCTGAAGTTGTTAATGTGTATGGAATATTATATTTTGTGAACATCATGTGACCTTTAGTCCATGACCTAAAATATGGTTCTGTTATTTGACCTGCATAGCAAGGTGTACAATAATGAACGTGAGTCTTTTTAATAAAATCTAAATCTATGTCTTTTCTAAATTCAGATAATTCTTTTATTATTACTGACTCCATATTCTACCTATTCTCATTTGAGAGTTGCATTCTTTTTCTTTCTCTCATTTTCTATCCATTGTTTAGCATAACGATTTGAAGGTGGGCGAGAAATAAAAGCCATAATGTTTTTCTCAACTTTTGCAAAATTCTCTGCTCTTTCTGGGTCTTCAAGACCACCATTATTGTCAACAATTTGAAACTTTCCATCACCAAACAACTGCTGAAATTTCATCATATTATTCTGTACTGCATTCCACATTTTTTCTACTTCTTCTGCTGGCAATACTCGTTTTCTTTCTAAATTTCTTTTTTGTGCTATTTCCAAACTTGTATTAACAAAAACCATCATACACGAATAACCCATTTGCGTTAGTCTTTCTTTTGCTTTTGCTATCTTGGTTATCTCTCTGCCTGTGCCATCAATAATTAATCCTAGTCTACCTTTAAGATATCCCTCTTCCATTGTTGATGTAGTTTCTTTTGCTTTATTTCTAATTTCTTGACCTTGTGGACTATATATAACATCTGGGTCTTCGTAATCTAGACCCGCTTTGTCCATTTTAAACTCAAATATATCATCTGAATTAACGATTTTTAAGCCACCACCCTTTAATAATCTTGATTTTGCAATATAAGATTTGCCACTTCCTGGACCACCTGCCATGAAAACTGCCTTAAAAATATGAGGGTCATCTACTCCCTCTTCTACTTGTTTAATTATTTCATTTACCTTCATAATATATTCCCGAAAATATCACTTTCTTGTATTTATCTTAAAATAGTGCAATTATCGTACTGAATAGTATATCATGTATACAACTGAATGTCAATACTACTCCATTCGGCTTTTGTATTATTTAATGAAGTGACGGCCGCATTATATGTGCGTTCCATGGCTGGATAGATTCTGTCTCTATATGCTTCTGCAATTTTTCTCTCATTAGCATCATCTATCTTATCTCGGATATTAATATTTTTTGTTACATATTCAAACTCATGTTTGTATCGAGTTCTCATTCCTTGAATTTTCTTTGATTGAGCGTATTGTTCTCTTATTAAATCTTTTAATCTAATTTTTAATTCTTTTTTGTTTGTAAAATCACTTGTTGATAATGCTCCCTGCATTTCAGATATTATGTTTCCTGAATCTCTCATATAATCTTTTTGTCTAGGCATCCAGTCTCTATGCATATTAAGATATTGCTTTGAGCGTATCTTACGAGTCCAGTAATCTGCTTCTCCAGATGAACTGTCATGTATAGTTTCATCTTTTGCAGTATAAGTTTGTCCATGAGTTGAATATGGGTTTTGAGGGACACCATCGTCAATTAATGCATTTTCGTTCGCATCGTTCATTGCTCTTAATACATTTTCAGCATTTGCTCTGTTATCTTCTGTTGTACCTACTATATGAGGATTACCATGTCCCAATGGGTGATTTAGTTTTTCAATTGCGTCTTTCATTTCTGGTGAGCCAGTATTTTCTAATACTTTCTTCTTACACTCATCTGAACCAAAACTTCCGATAAGTAATGCTAATGCTTTCTTAAGAAGTTCGGCTGCCATGTTAGCAAGTCCGTTTATCTCACTTGCAATTGCTGTTGTAATATCATTGATTGCGTTTATTACTTTTCCTACTAAAGGTGATAATGCTTTCATAACTTCTAAAACAGCACCAACTAATAGTCCAGTAATTGCGGCTACTGCCGTTGCTACTCCACCAACTGCGCCATTTATTGCATTTATAATATCTAAAAATAGTTGTGTAATTCCAGTTTTATTAAGAAAAGATGTTATATCACCAATTGCCTTTTCGATAAAATCTAATGTTCCATCATATATGCCTGCTAATATTCCCATCAATTGATTAAAGAACGAACAAGGGTCTCCTTGCTCGCCAAATTGTTCATTCATTGATGATAATGAACTTACATCTTCCATTGTTTTTGGAACATTTGCAGTCTGATTATTAGTATGGTCTGTCAATGATGAATACATTGAAGTTCCTAATCCAGTTAATGCCGCAATTTTTATAATCTTCTCTAAATCTACTCCTGTTGCTGACAGAACTCCTGCAACAACTAATGCTCTGTTGGCATCTGTAAAACCACTAAACGCACCATTTATTAATCCAGCATTTATAGAACCTTGATGGGCTCCTAAAGTATTCAATAAAGAAGTTCCAAATATTCCTCTTGCTGAATATGGATTATTAAAGTTATTTTTATCTATCTCATCTGCAATTGTGTTTAAAGCAGACTGTCTATTAAACTGGTGTTGCCTTGATTCTAACTGCGCCATTTCAAGTGGCGTCAATTGAGATGCATTAACAGCCTCTGAATATTGCTTTGGCGTTAAATTTGAACTTGAGAATGTTAGATTTCCTCCACCATTCGCAACAAATAACTGATATAGTCTTTCGATTTCCGCTTCACTAGCCATTTTTATCTCCTTAGTTCATTCCGCTCTTAAACCAATCACTTTCTTCTATTCTGCGTTGAGTAAGTCCAGGCAGTACAACACCTTCTGATTTATTATATAATAGCATTTTGTTTGCAATAACGTCATCTGTTCTAGTTGCGCCATCAGTTACTTGAGAAATTGCTCCAGTACCTAGATTATATGCAAAACTAGTAAGAGCATCAATTTGTGTATCTGACCAATTATATCCGTGGGTATTGCCGTAGTTAGTAACAAAAGTTCTACGAACACTTAAGTCTGCATCCATTCTAGTTTTCGCTTCTGTCTCACTTATACATTCAGTAGGACTTGATGCTTCTGTTCCATAACCATTAGTATACTGAGACCCATCAAGGAACGCACAAGAAACAAATGTTTCTTTTTGTTGAATATAACTCCCTAACTCACCTGGAACAGCGGCGGCAAAACCACCAGATGGGGCTGATTCTGACATCAAAGGCATTGATGAGGGAGATGATGGTTTATATCCTACGCCTCCACCAGTAGAACCACCGTTTATCATCACCTTATCTGAACCTGACACTACTACCACACCACAAGAATGATTATCTCCTACTCTTCCTGCTGGTTGCCCATTTATAAAGACGTTATGAGAACCACTCACTAATGGTGTAACATGTGGAACGCATAGAACAAAGCCATGTGGTACTGTTGAATCACCAACACGATATGCAGGCAATCCTTGAATAATCACATTATCACTTCCAGGTCCACATTGTTCTGGCGAACATGGTGAATGTGGTGATATTGGGTCAGTTGTTCTAGCGGCTTGTGGCATTATGTTACGATGCCTCCTTTATCTGGAGTTATAATTGTAGACGTTGCTTGTGTATATGCATCTGTCGTTTCTTTTCTAGTCTTTAACATAGAAATAACTTTATCTTGTTTGAAATATACGTTATTCTCACTATCACCTGTTACAGTGAAAGTTTGAAACATAGCACCCTTAGGTCCCATTGCAATAGTTAATGGCTTTGTAATAACTATATAAGAACCGTTCTCTTCATCAAGTTTTCCTAAGATTTCTTGACCTGTTTGTAAGTATAAAGTTACTATATCACCCTTTTCATATATTTTTTCTTTTAGCATTTTTATTTACCTTTTGTTATTATATGTATTTATTTATACATAAACTACACACTTAATTATTTTCTATCTTTAAGGTGTGGTTGTATGTCATCATATGTCATTCGTTCCATAATATCTATGTCACCTTTGACTTTCTCGTACTTATCTACTTTACCATGTAATCGATTAAGTACATAACCATCCATATACGCAACAAGATATATCTCTCCACCTTGACTAAGGTCTAATATTAGCCATAATTCTGGTTTGTTATCTGGGTATGCGTGATATAGAGTGTAGAAACAGGCAAGTCCATTGCCGCTGTTTGTATAATACTCTTCACTAATATATTCCCATACATCAGGAAAAGTTGTTACATCATCATAATTGAATCCATTGTTATGATATGGAAAAGATTTCCACCAATTTACGATTTCTTGCAATGTATTTTTATTAAATTTTTTTTGAAGTTTTAATCGTAATTGGCGCCATTCATAAAGCAATATTGCTTTATCTTGCATTTACATCGTCCATCGTTTTACAGTATATGATATTTCAGTAGTAAAATTTGCATCTTGTGTGTAATTAACTTTAATATCACTTCCATCGATTGCGGCGACAAAAACGATATTTGACATCTCGTTAGCATCTACAACAGTATCCGTGTTTGTATCTTGGTGAACTTCTACGTTAGTATCTGTAAGTTTTGCTAAACTGATTGATTGTGGTACTCCGTTAATCATTCTAAGTGTGCCTGTACGAACAAATGTTATTGAAGAACCTACTTGTTTTAGTGAGTAATCAATAAAGAATGTAGTTGCCTCTGCGGCAACATAAGATAAAAATGTTCCTGATGTACCTGCTAATTCTTTCTTATACAAGTCTGAACGTAGACCTGTTGATGCTGAATATGATTTTAAATGTTGATTAGTGAATAATTGATTTCTTGATTCTTCTGTAAGAACTTCTACGTTCTTTCTTTTACTTCCAAATAATCCAATCTTTACATCTGATGCACCTGTAATACTTGTTGTATCAACTGCTGGAGATAATGCTGAATAATCAGGAGTACTTGGTGTGCCAAATTTAAAGTATGCAGTTGAGTCTGGAGCGTTAGCATATGGATAGCCAGTACCTTCTTGTTGATAAGCAAAGTAGTCTGAATATTCATTGACTTCTACTGTGACTGTGGTAATACCAGAACCAGGAACTGATGCTGTAATTTTACCATTTGCATGGACATCAAAGCCAGTAACTGCCGCTACTGTATTAGTTGCTTGACCAAATCCTAGAGCCGCATGACCTGATGCAAAATTTACATTAAGTTCATTACCATCGATTTTACAAATTTTAAGTTTACTTGCCGCACCTGAACCAACAACTTCAACAATAACATTTGCTGTTGATATTGCCGCATTTGTTTGTAATGTAGTTAGTAGTGCAGAAAGTGTCACAGCACTTGCTGTAATAGTTTCGCCCTCTACATCAAAAGTAGCAGTAATTGAGTTTATATCTGGAATTACATTTGGAGATGTAAGAACTGTTCTTTTTTGTACGTATTGAGTTAATAATTCGCCTACAGGAAATGTTGCAGTAGAACTATTGAATACAAGAGTTTGGCTATAGGTGTTTAATGCTTTAATAATATTATCTATTTGTCCTGATGGGATATCAGCAACAACTAAGTCTTCATCCACTGTTAAGCCTGATACTGGACAATCAGCACTATTCAACCAAGATTGAATAACTGCGTGTGCATTAGCAAAAGGGTCAAAACGCAATTCGTTTATTGCTTCTTCAACACCAACATATAACTGATTGGTGTCAGTAGTATAACCTAATTCACCAGCAGATAATGTATCTCCTGATAATTCACTGCGTAAACCTCTTCTTAATAATATTTTTACGTTTGTTGCCATTTTTAACTCCCATTATTACATGTATTTATCAAAATACGCTTGGACTTTACCTGCCCATAATCTGGCATAACGTTCATATTCATCACTTTCAACAACAAATTCTTGGTAGTTACCCATATTATCTGCTTCTGCATCCCAGCCAATCATCATAATAACAATTGTTTTTATATCAGTACCATAAATTTCATTATGGGCTTCGGCATATGCCGCACCCTGTAAGAAGTAATCATCAATCCATTCACGTTTCTTTGGCTTACGAGTTGTTTTGAAATCGATAATTGCTGGTTTACCTTCATACACGCCAACACAGTCTGTTGTGCCTGCATATAGTCCGGGATAATATAATGGAACTTCTGTTCCCCATACCTCGTCTACTTTAGATAGACCATTATCAATGACAATCTCTGATAATTCTCTTGCCATCTGATGTATGAGATTTGAACCGTTAGGTCTAACTTCTTCTAGTATAAATTTTTCGAGATGTAAATGAACTTGTGTTCCGATGCCAGTAGCAAGTCGCATAATTCTATCTGCTTCTTCATTGCCGACACGTTTGCGCCATTCAAATAAAGCAGATTTATCTTTTAATGCATCGAGTACTGTTGTAACACTTGGCAAAGGCTGTCCGTCGGGCGTTTGATAATGCCGACTGCCTTTGATGTTTACTCGTTCTAGGGGTTTATAGGTGAATTTTTCTGTAAGCATAGCACTATTATACTATACTTTGAATTAGAAATCAAGCGAAATTACATGTTTTCTTTGATTTCTTCAATAAGTTTTGCTTTAGTGTGGCGTCTGTCTAATTGAATACCAAGATTTTGTTCTGCCCATTCATCAATCTGCTTTTTAGTCATTGATTCGAAATTTACTTCTGGTAGTTCTACTTTTTCTACAGATGTTTGAATCTCTTCACCTACTGCAATTGATACGATTTCACTTGTGGCTACTGCGTTTGCTAAATCTCTTTCTTCATTTTTTGCAACTCTACCCATAAATTCACGGTGTCTTTTTGCAGATAGAACTTCTTTTCGAATTTCTTTCTTATGGTTGGAAAGTCCTTCCATTAGGTCTATTTTTTTATCTAGGTTTTCCATATGTTTTTTCATCTCTTTTTTAGAGATTTCTTTCATACCGCCTTTAACTATAAATGCCATTATTTCACCTTCTTCTTTGCTGTTTTAACTGCTAACTTACGCACTTTCTTTTTGTCAGCATCGTCTTTATTTTTATTATATCTATTTTCTAAATCAATTGTATCTACCGTTACTTTCGTAACGTAATTACTATTTGATAATAAGTCAACCATGGACTCTGCATTAACTGAATATCCCATTCCATTCAACTCACGAACCATCATGTCCATAGACACTGATGGAATATCATTTGCTTTTAATGAAATAAGATAAGCATTAATATCGCCCATTAACTGAGCATCATAATTCGCCTTCTCTTGTAGAAGTTTGGCGAAATTCATGCTAGTCTCTTTCTTCTCTACCTAACGGATTTGATTCTTCGCCTGATGCTGATTC